AAGTTTGCGTCCGTGACTGGTGAAGACAAATCTCCGCAGGGCGGGAATAGTCGTACGGAGCCGAAGGGTACATCCTTCATCAACTACGACAAGAGCCCCGAACCTCCGAAGAAGAACTAGCGCTAAAGGAGAATCGCTATGGCTTCAACCGATGTATCCCAGCTCGGATACTCCACGTTTATGGACATCATTTCCAATTACTCCTCGACCGACGCCGGGGCGCAATTTGTGATGCCCAAGCGCGTCCTCGACCGCATGACACCGCTGGTCAGGATGCTTCCACTCAAGGCAAGCAACAACATCCTGTCGAACATCGCCACTCGCACCGACTCGCTTCCCGTTGCCTCAACCCGCCGCTGGAATGAGGGAATCAAGGCGACCACCGCCAAGAACACGCCGCTGAATGATCCGATCGCTCTGTTCGAGGACTACTCGGAAGTGGACAAGGATCTCTGGGAAATTCAGAACAACCCGAACGCCTGGCGCGCGGATCAGGACATGAACCACATCGAGGCTCTGTTCCAGTTGATGGAATCGACTCTCTTTTATGGCAACCTGACCTCAAACCCCGGCGCCTTCAACGGCCTGGCTACTCGCTTCAACAATCTCGAGTCCTATCCGAACGGCGACACCTCATGGCAACCGAACGTTTGGAATGGCGGTCAGGCATCAGGCAACTGCACCAGCGCGTGGATGATTGAGTTTGGGGACGATACGGTGTACGGGATCTATCCTCCCAACTCACCGGCCGGCCTGAATGTACGCGACCTTGGCGAAGTCACCAAGGAACTGGCGAGCGGAACGGGAGCGGTAGGGCAGAACTACATGTACCAGGTTCTCCGCACGATGCTGCGCTGGTACCTCGGTATCCAGATCGGTGATGAGCGGTGCGTTCAGCGCATCTGCAACATCAATCCGGTCGGATTCTCAGGCCCGAATGGCTTTGACGAGAACATTTTCATCGAGGCCAAGAACTGGTTGCCGCGAGCAGGCGAAGCTCCTGGCACGATCATCCTGGTCAACCGCGCGCTCAAGTCACAGATCGACATCCGCGCAGTTTCGCAGAAGATCAACACCTACTTCACCCCGCCGAGCGACAACAGCATGGATGTGTTCGGGAAGGCAGTCACCAAGTTCCAGAACATCCCCATCTACGTCGCAGAAAAAATTCTCTCAACCGAAACGGTCCTGAGCTAAGGAGGGACACATGCCAGTCACAGATGCAGTTGCATATGTACACGGCACCGGAACCTCTTCTTCCGGGCCACTTACCTCGACGGCAAAGTCGTTTACCGGGTCAATCGCCACAACCGGCGTTCTGACCATCACGGCGGGCGCTGCCGGGGCCGAACTTCTCGTGGGCGATATTCTCACGGGAGCCAACATTGCCACTACCACTCCCTGCGTTGTGACCTCGATTACCGGGATCACCGCGGCGAACGGCGTGGGAACGTATGTGGTCAGCGCGCCTCAACTCTCAACCAGCGCAACCATCCTCGCGTCCCCGGCGCTCATTGGCGACCTTATCTGCGTGGGAGTCACTTCGCAGGTATCGAACCTTGAGCTTGACTTTGGCGCGCCGAACACAGGAGCAAGCTACCCGTGGTTGCCGCAGTTCCCGTCTTTGACCGAGAAGGGTTACACCTTCCCGCCCGAGGTTGTTGGGGCAGGCGGAGTCGATTGGGGTCTTCACGTCGTCGTCACCGGGCCAGTCTACGGAAACTCGTTGACCAGCATCACTTTCAACGTCGAGAGTGGGGCGACGACTGAATCAACGACCGTCATTGCCAGCCGTCTTTTGACCATTGCACAGCTTCAAGTCGCCGGAGGCCACTACTTCATTTCCTTGAGTGGCAATTCCGGGGTGCTTGAATTCCTTCGCTTCAACGCAGTCAATGCTCCGGCTAACAATGGCTACGTGGGCTCCATCGTCGCCTGGTTTGGTCCGCGCACTGGCGGCGAGCAATGAGGTTCGGATGCTAGTAAAGGCAAAATGTACCTCCCGCGCATGGGATAGTGGAGCCGCCGTGCTCTGCTATCCCGGCGAGGTCTACGAAATAGAGCATGACGGGAAACTGGCAGCTCTCAAGATCGGAAACTCATGGGTGTTCGAGTTCGATCGCACGATGGCTGGCACGGGCGTTGGCCCAACCGTAGGCGGGTACATCTGCAAGGAATGCCAGGCGACCTTCAAGAGCGTCAACGAACTGGGGACGCACACCCGCCAAGAGCACCGGGAGAAGGCTCGCACAGAAGTCTTGGATGATGACGAACCAATTGTGATTAAGAAGGAAAAGCCGTGGATGAAGGGCCGGACATTTACCTGCAAAACATGCGCAGAAGTCCTGCCGAACCTATACGCGCTCAGAGTCCACAATAAGAGCCACCAACAACAGGTTGAGACTGCCGAGACTGTTGCTGTCCCGGCGTAAAGGCGGGCAGCGTGCCATTTAAAGACAAGGAAGCGCAGAAAGCCTATAACAAAGCCTATCGCCTTGCACATCCCGAAAAGACCAGTTACGCCGCGAAAACCGAATCCCAAAAGGAAACTCTGCGCAATCAAGCACGTGAGTATCAGCGTGAATATCGGAAACGCCCCGAAGTCATTGAGCGGTTTTCCGAATACATGAAAACCTACAAGGAAAAGAACCTTGTAAAACTTCGAGTACGGGCGGTCGTAAAGTATCGAAATAACAAGGCCGACCCTATTGCCAATGCGCGAATTCTAGAAAATGGCAGGAAAAACAAAGTCAAGATCAAGAAGTTAGTTGTAGATAAATATAGCAATGGAACGATGAAGTGTGCATGGTGCGAAGAGCGGAGGCTTCCCTGCCTAAGCGTAGACCATATTGACGGCGGGGGAAACGCTCATAGAAAGAGTATAAGGATCAACGCTGGAGACAACTTCTATCGGTGGTTGATCAATCAAGGGTTTCCTCTTGGATTTAGAATTCTCTGCATGAACTGTCAATTCATGAGCTTGCATGAGATGCGAAGGAGGAAACGTGAATTACAGCCAAGCTAGCATTGCGAATATGGCACTAGGGAGAATTGGTGCGCGCGGTCAAATTTCAAATATTAACGAGAACTCTCCTAATGCCGTAAAGGTCTTGGCGATTTGGGACGCTATATTTGCTGAGGTATCGAGTGAGCGCGACTGGAAAACCATGAAAACTCGCGTTCAGCTTCAGTTAAGCCCCATCATTCCGCTCTACTCCTATCAGGCAGCATGGGCACTCCCCGCCGATCTTCTGCGCTTTGTGCGTCCCCACCGCGTGCCGACAGACAAGCGGGCGTTCTGGTTCGGCTGGGGACCGGAGGGGACTGGCTGGTATCGCCGCGAAGATCCCCCGTTCTGGCCCTATGACGTTCCTTATGTGATTGAGACGATGACCGCAGGATGGCAATCGCCACTGGCGAACCCTCCTATCCCTTATCCCGGACCGTTCCCCGCAGGTCGCTACGCCCTGACCAATTACAGCGGGTGCCAGGGACCGGCGATGATTAACTATATCCAGCTCATCTCGGACTACACGCAACTGATGCCTGGATTCGTCAACTGCCTGTGCAATCGGCTGGCGATGGAACTATCCATCAATGTGACGGAGGACAAGGGAAAGTTTGATCAGATGAAGGCAGAGTACCGCGAAAGCCTCAATTCCGCAGAGGCGCAGAATGAGTGCCTCGACTTCTCGAATGAGACGGGCAGCACGTCATGGGAAGATGCTGGGCGCTGGGTGAGAGGCTGGAGGGGATAGATGGCTCCGAAAGCCTACGTCACGGTCAATTCGTTCAATTCCGGCGAGGTCAGCCCGCTCATCGCCTTTCGCTCCGATATTGCCAAGTACAATTCCGCATGCCTTCAGCTTGAGAACGCAACACCTCTTGTCGAGGGCGGTGTCAAGAAGATGCCGGGTACCTACTATGCAGGATCGACCGCGGGCAATGCCAAAAGCCGTCTGGTTCCATTTCAATTCTCGACCACCCAAGGGGCTATTCTTGAACTCTCGGCCGGCCTGATCCGAATCTGGGAAGGGGCGATGGAGGGGTCATGGTCTTTGGGGCTCGCCGTGCAGGTCCCCACCGAGACAAATTACAACGCATCCAATCTCTCAGGGACATATACAGTCACGGCGGTACCTGTAATCGATGGCGGAGACTACGCTTCCGCCACCCCACCGGCCATCACTTTCAGCGGCCCGGGCGCGGGTGGAGCGCACGCCATCGCCCATATGACCAAGGTGGGCACCCAGTGGTATGTGTCCAGTGTTTCAGTCACTGCAGGCGGAACCTATACCGGAGCAGTCACGGCGACAATCGACGGAGACGCGACTATTTCCGTGGTATTGAGTGGATCAGGGGGTGGTGGTGGAGGTGCCTATCTGCCCGGCCAGGTGATCCTCAT